TAAAGCCCCTTCTAGCGGCTTTGACGACATGGAAGACGACCTGCCCTTCTGATCATGAGAAACGAACGGGACGAATTAACACTTGACCTGTTTGGGGGGTATATGCCCCCACCTACGGGTTTACAGCTTGGTCACGCCTTGGCAAAGGTTGCGGCTGATAACGCTGGTGAGAGCTGGAAGAAACTTGCGTACGAGACGTTTGTCCAATATGCACGTATGCACCACGAGTTCACCACAGAGCAAGTTAGGACTGACAGCTTGGACGTCCCAACGCCTCCCGAGCCTAGAGCTTGGGGGCACATTGTGAACATGGCAAAGAAAAACAACATCATCGAGTTCGCAGGGATTACGACGGCCACCAGCCGAAAGGTGCATGGCATGAGAGTGACTCTGTGGCGATCAAAGATCAATTACTAGGAGAGAAAAATGATTGAAGTTGAAAAAGACCCTTGGGCATACCGCCCTGATGGACTCAAGTGTAAGACGTGCATCTGGTACGTTGAAAAACAGCGCATAGGCACATCAAATTCAGACGTTAACCCGTTGGCGAGCATTGGTCGTTGCCGTCGCCATGCGCCAACGATGAATGGTTTTGTGCCCGTCTATCCCGTGGACTGGTGTGGCGATCACCGTATTGACGAGAACAAAGTATGAGCATTACTGTACGCGCCAGTGAGAGTAGCCACTGGTACACCAGAGAAGGTGCACCGAAATACACCGTGCAAGCCAAGAACGGCAACCCACGCAACACCACACTGGCTGATGCACGCAAGCTGAACCTTGTACCGTCAGTGACAACAATCATTGGCTGTGCCGCCAAGCCGGGTCTCGAGGCGTGGAAGCTCAACCAAATGATGCTCGCCTCCATGACCCTCCCAAGGGCACCTGACGAGCCTGAAGACCTCTACGTCCAACGAGTCATCAAAGATTCTAGGGAACACGCTCGTGCCGCCGCCCAAAGGGGTACAGAGATCCACACGGCACTCGAGCAGTGGTACGACGGGATCATGCTTGGCAACATGGCTGAGTACCAAATGGGCGTAGGCGAAGAGGTCAAGAACCTTTTTGGAGAACCTAAGTGGGTTGCTGAGAAGTCCTTTGCCAATGAGCTAGGGTTTGGTGGGAAGCTAGACCTGTACACCGAAGACGGCGATGGGATTGTGATTGACTTTAAGACGAAGGAGTTTACAGACCCAGAAAAGGTCGAGGCGTACGACGAACATCTAATGCAACTAGCCGCCTATAGGTTGGGTCTAGGATTGCCTCAAGCAAGGTGTGCAAATGTCTTTGTGTCGGTCACGGAGCCGGGTCTCGTGGTCACCAAAGAATGGTCTGAAGAAGACCTCGAACGTGGGGAGGAGATGTTCTATCACCTCCTCAAGTACTGGCAAGCTAAAAATAAACACAAGTGAGGACATCATGAACCCTATTGAAGAAAAAGCATTTAATCGCGCAATCAACATCCTGAAAGCACTTAAGTGCCAATACGCTGTTGTCTTACCTGACGGCACAAAACACGGCGAGCTTGAGGTCACCGTTAAGCGAGAAGTGAAGGACTACGAGTACGGCGAGATCACTGGTTACGTAGAAGAGTTCGTCAAAGATATGGCTGTTGGTCAAACACTGACCATTCACGCAGGCAAGTACCCAATTGACAAGGTACAAGGCGCCTGCCTCAATTGGTTTGGCAAACGCCACGGTGTTGGATCTGTCACAACCTCACGCAACAGACTTAACAGCACTGTTGAAGCCATGCGGATTGCTTAAAATCATGAACCCATACTTAAACACTGAAGAAATCAAAGAAGCGTTTCGCAAGATCTACCTTGAAGAACCACACGAGTTCCTCGAGGAAGACCTTGTGAAGTTGGCTGACGGCTTCATCATGGCGGCTCTACCCATGATCATTCGAACAGAGCGCGACATGTGCATCAAGTTTGTTAACACGCTAAACACCAATGTGGCTCGCGCCCTTGGTGAATACCGCGAAAACCTATGACACCCAAAGACTTCGTCACGGAGTTGTTTGGAGAGGGGTGGAAGACGTCACAGCTCCCATCCTTCATCGATGCTCTCAAGGGTTGGCATGAGGACTCCCAAAGGTACTACGCTGTACGAGACTTTGCTAAAAAGTTAGAATGGCGTATCGACCCACGAGATCGCGGGGAATGCCACGAGTTTGACGACCTCGTGGACTCCAAGCGTTTTGAACATGATCTTGATGAAAATTGACGACAACGGCAAATTAGAAGCTGATTGGAACGCCATAGAGCGATTCACCAAATGCTTTGATAAGGGCTGTAAGTCTGAACAGGCTTATAGAGCAAAGCTGTTTTCGTTGGTTTTAGAGCATGGTTATGACGCCGCTATGGACGACATAGAGTACGAGCGCAAAGAAATCCTATTTATGCTCTGCACACCCGCAGGACACGCATAAAAAAAGCCCCCGTATGAGGGGGGCTAAACAAGTGGCAACTGCTCCGAAAAGACACTTGTGAGGAGAATCAAGGATTGGGGTAGCGTATACCAGATCTACCATAACGGAAAGCTGGCTGTGATGCAAGCTCAAGTTCTGCTTCTGTAGGCTCCATTTTGTTCCTGCGCTGAAGTTCAGGATCTGACTCTTGGGCAAGCACGTTCCTACGAATGTTGCGATAGGTTGGTATAGCAATGCTCAAAGGCGCGGCAACAGGGAACGCTGGAGTTAGTGAAGCACCCGTAGCCAAGGCACTAGCAAGGCTCAAACCCATGTCTGTGTAGTCACGCTCCATAGGAGCACGCTCGTATTGAGACTCCATGTCAGCCAAGTCGCGACCGATGCTCAAACCAGCTAAGGGTGGGGCAACATACCGCAAAGCGGTGCCACTGTATTTCATCATGTTGGTAAACATGTTCTTGACTTGGTCTAAGCCAGAAAGTGGTGGAGGCGTTGTGGGAATGACAGGCGCCTTTGGAATTGCTTGAAGCTCAGCAGTCTGACCAACTTGACCAGTCTCAGGTACACGCATGGCAAAAGACTGAGGAGTGCCAGTTGCTGGATCTACTCGTACACCACCACCGACGCTGGGCGCCTGAGTCATGATGCCGCCATAAAGCGGGTTCTCGTTGAAATTACCCATACCCATGCTTTGGAGCTTATTCAGAGCCTCAGCACGTTTTGTTGCAATATCCCAAGCACCACCCTGTTGCTTGGTGTTAGTCAAAGCTTGACCAGCCTCAATGTCCGTTACACCGAGCGCTTTGGCGGTGTTGTAAGGAATTACACCTGTTTGACCTTGAGCCATTCGACCTGCGTCGGCAACCCCCATTACAGGCTGACCTTGAACATTGGGTAAACCGCCCGTAGGAGCGCTTGGGGCTGTTTGTGGTGGAGTAGGTGCGCCACCAGTCGGCAAACCGCCTGTAGGGGCTGTAGAAGGCTGTCTGGCATCATTGAACGCCCTGATCATTCGACCTGCCGTACCAGCCGCAGTTGTTCCAATGTAAGGAGCGGCGGCGACAGCAGTTCCACCCAATGCACCAACCAATCCGTACTGTTGACGCTTTAGGTCGGCAAGTGAATTTGGGCGAATAAAGTCTTGTTCAGGCGTTAGGATTTTTGCATCACCTAAATTAGCGGCTGAGGGAGCCTCTGGTGGGGCGGGTGCAGACTCTTGTGACGCGGCAGGTGCTTCTTGTTCAGCGGGGGCTTTGAAGTCTGGGTTAAAGGCGTCAAACGTACCAAAACCTTTGAGGGTTTTGACGTACTTCAGCGCGTTAGGGCCCAACGGCTTGCCAGCGGCTTGGTCAGCAATCGCGTCAGGGCCGCTGTGGTAATAAACAGCCGCCAACATTGGCTTGTTGTTTGCGTAAGCCAAAGACTCTTTGAGGTTCTTAAGTCCAGCAATAAGGTTGATTTCAGGCTTGCGCAAATCTGCTTCGGAGTAGCCATAAGCCTTACCAGTATCTGGCATGATTTGCATCATCCCAATTGCGCCTGTTTGGGGATGATCAATGGTGTCGGGGTTAAGGCTACCTTCTTTGAAAGCAATCGAAACGGCAAACGAAGGATCAATACCCATGGCGGCGGCGGCTTTTGCCACCTTCTCCGCCATCTGAAGCTGTTCTTTACTTAGCTTGTTGTTTAGGAAGGTGAGTTTAAGATCAGCCATTATTGAACTTGCCTCTCTACGTTTGCTTGCGCCGCGTCTATGTCTGGTCTGCCAGCAGGCTTAGAGGCTCCAGCGACCTTACCAGTCCAAATGTTACTCAAACGCTTCTCGTAGTCCTTGATCATCTTCTGACCCTGTGGGGAGTCAACAAAGGTGTCGTAGTTCATGCGTGAACGACTCATCTCGCGAGAAAGATTTTGAGCAAAGTTTGCACGCTCAATCAACATGTCAGCTTTTTTGTTGATTGTAGCTACAGAGTCTTTCATGCTAAGCGTGGTGTCAGCAAACAAGCGACGCTCGCCGTCAGAGAATGCACCCTGACCTTGAGCCAACTTACTAGCCTCAAACTTGGCACGAGCCACCATGGTCGCTGTTTGGTAGTAGCGATCCAAAATTGCTTGCTTACGCTCTGTGTACTGCTCAGAATTTTCATTGGGCTTTTGGTCAACGCTAAAAGCAATGTTAGAGGCGACCATAGCGTCACGAAAACCAATTGGCGAGAACGTACCTTCGTCAATCATTTTTGCCAAAATAGAACCAACTTTAGGCTTCTCAAAGATGCCCATGACCAACTTACCACCTTCTTGATTGACAAGATCTTTGGCAGACTGAGCAACGATTCGAGTCTCAAGTGCAGGGGCAAACAAGTTCTTAGCGGCGTTTGTACGATCTGCGGAGCCTTTAGCTTCCGCTTCAGCTTCTGCTCTAAGGCGAGCGGCATCAGCGTCTGCTTGTGATGTTGTTGGTCTTTGCAATGGAGCCCCAGCAGGAGCCGCCCCAGTAGGTGTTGCGTTAGGTGTAGAAGGAGCTGGCGTTTTGGCTTGAGGCCCAAACATAATCATCTTGGCAATCTTGGCATATTCATCCGCATCCTGAGCGTCACCAAGCATCCTTGCGTATGTTGCAGGAATATCTACATTCCCGTAGCCATGGATGTAAGTCTTGGTAGGCGTTGGATCAAACCCGTATTGCTTACCAGTACCTAAATTCACCGCAGAAGTACCCGCTTGGTTTACTTGAATGTTTTTGCGACGAGCTTCATTGATGTCTTTACGGATCTCATACGGATCTTTATTAGCCGCAATACCTTGAGCAAATAATTTGCGCTCTTCAGCGTCAAGGGGATAAGGTTGTGCAGGGAACAACTGTGTTCCGCTAGGCGCTTGCTGTGCTTGTTGCGTTGGTTGTGCTTGAGCCAATGGTGCTGGCATAGGTGCAGGTGCTGGCTGTGCCGTAGACAAAGGTGCAGACAAAGGCGCAGAAGGAGCTTGGGGCGGCTGACCACTGGGCGCAGAGGGCAAAGCGCCAGCAGGTTGAGGTGCGGGACGTGGAGCAGGTTGTGGAGCAGGCTGTGCGGCTACGGGGGGTTTACCAAAAGGCGATTCTTCGCCCAACTCTTGATTGATAATCCGTTGTCTGTCTTGAGCTTGTTTTGTTTGAATTTCAGTCTGGACACCTTGTTGAGCCATTTCCAAACGCATCTTAGCCATGTCCATGATGCGCTTTTCTTCAGCGGCTTGAGCGGGGCCCACCTGCGCGGCTACATTGCCCAGCGATTCACCAAAACCACCTGTTTTAGTAGGCGCTAAGAAGCCCTGAGCCATGGCAAGCATGGTTGGATCAAACAAACGATTGCTACGATCATCTAACTTTTCTCGAGCATTCTTTTGAGCGTCTAAATACTCTTGCATGGCTTCTGAGCCAATTGCAAAAGTTAAATTTGGTGCTGATTTATCTGCCATAGTTTTTTAACCTCAACACTTTCAAGGGGGAGTATTGTCGCCAATCCATTTTGTGAGCTTGTCAAGCCAGCCTGAATTATCTTTATTAGTGCCGCTACCAAGCAAGCCGCCCAAACCGCCGATTTGCGACAGGATGGAGGGGCCGTAGTTCTGGGCGGGGCCTTTATAGTTTTCGGTGACCGTTGTTGGGTACGTATAACCACGTAGCAAAGCCGCCACATTTGTAGCGTTTGTCAGAGGCGCATTGATCACGGCTTGTTTCTGAGCCTGCTCGATTGCACCGAGGTCAGAAGCTGACTTCAAACCAGACGTTGCCGCGTTTTGCTCAGCAGTACCCAAGTTTGTCAGTGCACTTGCGGCTTGAGTCTGACCGCTCATCTCACGCAAAGCGGCATCAAGGGCAGATTGGTAGCCAGTTTGGCGAGCCTTGTTCTGCTCTTGCAACAGAGTGGTGTTCACATCGCCCATGGTTTGACCCAAGGCGTTTGCGTAACGAGTACCGCCCAAACCACCAGTACCTACAAAGCCAGCTTTGAGCTGGGGCATAAGGTTACGTTGTACGTTAGTGGCGCTTTGAGCCGCCATACCACCCACAACAGCGTTCTCGTATGGGTTGTAGAACTTAGAGATGTCCGCTTGACTTACGTCAGCACCAGCCTGACCAGCCGTCAATGCGTCATTCATTGGGGTTTGATAACGCATCAACGCTGTAGGCGCATAATCAATTGCAGACTGTGTCAAAGTGCTCAAAGGAGCAACAAGCGTATCAGCAGGCTTTTCAAGTACGCCTTGACCAGCCTTGGCTAAATCCGTCAAGTAGTCGGTTAAATACTGAGGAGCTGTAGTCGCCGTCGTTCTGGTCGTTTCTACATTTGGTGGTGCGTCACCTTGGAATAAGCTTGCCATTTATGTGCTCCTTACCGTTTCTTTAGGTAATCTAGGGGTGATTTCAATGCAGGTGGTGGCAGGTCTTTTGGCTTCTTAGACCGTGCTCTTTCACGAATTGAGTGCATCATTTCGTATAGTTTATCTGAACCAGCCTTGGTTGAGCCATTTCCGAGCGCAGAAACTACGTCCGCAGGGAAGACAAACTCACCGTCAGCCAACATGGCTTTGATGTCGTCAGACTGCCCATCTCCGTCACCAGCTACGTGCGCACCGTGGCGGAAGTCCAAACGACCATCAGGTCGAGGCATCGCACCCAAGGCGCCACCAGACTTAACCAACAAGGGCAAGGGCATAGCGCCACCAGAAGCCATTTGTAGGGGGGAAACATAGCCACCAGCTTTAAAAGCAGGAGCGACTTTGTCTTCGGCAAACAACGTGTCTAGGTCGTCTGGAGCGTTGCCGTATTTCCAAGTGCCTTGATCTGGCATATCTGGTTCCTGTGTTTTAACTTGAGGTGCTGACTGTATTTTCTCAGCATTCGTGTTTTCTTGCAAAGCGTGTAGTTGAGCAAGAGGATCCACAAACTTGTCTTGTGTCATGTACGCCTTGAGCATCTGCGGAGGCAGGCGCGCAATATCACCAGCCATCATGACGGCTGGAAGCATTCCAGAGCTTGCCGTTGTTGTCTTTGAACTGGTTGTTGTAGGTGGGGGCGTAACCACAGGAGGAACAACAACAGGAGGAATCACCACAGGCGGCTCAACTACAGGGGGCGTCACCACAGGGGGCGGGGGGAGAGACGGTGGGGGAGGAGGAGGGGGAGGAGGTGTGACAGGCGTGATAGGAGTCACAGGCGTCGTAGTTACACCAATTAAAGTGTTGATATTGTTGACTAGGTCATTTTTAACCAAAGTCTCATTAGCTATATTTGTAGCAAGGGCGGTCACAGCCGCAACATTCACATTTAAATTTGTTACTGAGGCAACCGCGGCGGTGACTGCGTCGGCAACACTCACATTGTTTGTTACAGCGGCGGTTACAGCGGCTGTAACAGCAGTATTGACAGCGGTTGTGGTGCTTACGTTGTTGGCAACAGCGGCGGTTACGGCAGAGTTAACGGCAGTATTTACCGCTGTGTTAACCGTAGCCGCAGTCAAAGTGTTGTTGGCAACGCTTGTGCTGATCGCAGTTGATACAGCAGAGTCCACGGCTGTCGTCACAGCGGCTGTAGTGCTTGCGGCGCTAGTCGAGGCAGTATTTACAGCAGAAGTAACGGCGCTGTTGATAGCTGTAGTTGTGTTGACGTTGTTGTTGACAGCAGACGTAACAGCAGAAGATACCGCTGAACTTATAGCTGTCTCTGTGCTAACCTTGTTGTTGATGGCAGAGTTGATTGAGCCAGAGACAGACGTATTGATCGCTGTCTCTACATTAGCGCCAGTACTAGCGGCTGTCTGAATAGAGTTGTTTACATACGTCTCAACTTCGGTTGCATTTGCAAGAGATCCAAGTGTCAGAGCCGCTGACAATCCTATGTTTGCAATATTGCTACGCAAGCTGTCAAGAATTGTTGTTTGTTTTGACGGATCTAGCTTGTTGAAGTCAATGGCTTCACTGCTAACTTGATTAACGCCTTGGTTTGAAGTGTCACCAACTTTAGCGCCAAAGGATGCGCCACTGGTCAACAAAGATGTATCAGGAGACACCGCAGTACGATCAGCATCCGCAATCTGCGTAGTGTTTGCACCGCTTGCCGCTCTTGTGGCTGTAGAAATGCCGCTAGACGTACCGACTGCCGCTGTAGTGGCAATGATGGTGTCTTTCAGGGCTGTTTGGAAATCATCAAACGTGGCGTTTTTGTTTAGACCAAATGAAGCAAACTTGTCTACGCTGAATTGGGCAATGGTTGTCAGTAACTCAGAGGCGTTTTCATTAAGCAGTCCAGCGCCAGCTCTAGTGAGCGCGTTGGTGATTTCAGATATAGACCCAGTGACTGGGATGCCCTTCATGATGACCTTCATGCCGGGGATCCCCAACATCTCACCCGCCACCTCAAGCGCAGTCATAGCCGCCGTGCGTTTTGCGTTATCAGTAACGCTTAAACCAGCATTGGCGCCCTCAACCCATGAGTTGTTAGCCACCACACCAGCGATGGAGGCAACTCCCGCCATGGGCCCCCCAATCGTCCATGCCACAGCAGATTCGATTCCAGAGGCAATACCGCCAGCAATAACCTTTTCGTTGCCAACCAACTTAGACATAGACTTGTCTTTGTCGTTGACTAATAGATTTTGTACACCAGCAAAAGAGTTTGTGTCTTGACCCATTAGGTCGCCCAAGAATTGAGTTCCACGAACACCAAGACCAGCAATATCAGCCGCGGCAACATTACCAGCCGCTTTAGCTACGTCTACAGCAGTAGCTATTGATCCTTTGTCCCAAGCTTTGAGAGTAGTAGAACCAGCAGGGGCGGCTACATCTCCCGCCCCAGTTGGGTTGAGTGCGGCAGTCTGCTTTAACAGCGTGTCAATGACCTTGAACGTCATTGAATCTGCACCTTTTAACAATGTGGCTTTTTGTGCGTCAGTCGCGTTAGCGTACGTGCTAACAAACTTTGACATCTCGTCTTTGGTCAAGTCAGCAGGATTGAACTCTGCACTGGTCAAATTCTTAGACAGCTTGTCATTCACATAGTTTGTGATCGTGGCATTGGCTGTTGAGTTTGCTGAATTAGCTGTTGTGACTGGCGTAGAGGCGGTAACAAGTGTCTGCTCTTTACCGTTTGCGTCTGTCCATTTAAACGAAACATTGGCACCTAATTCAGCAAGTGCAATTTTTTTGGCATCAGCCGCAGTTGTAGCTTCGCTAAGCTTAGCCTCCAGAACCGCATTTTTCATCTGCGCATCAGACGCGGTCATGTTGTATGTCTGACCGCCAAAGGTAAATTGAGAACCAGTCGGGTTGCGAGACTTAGCCAAAGCCTGCGCTTCTTCTAGCGTGTCGGCTTCATTGTTTCCAATGACTGTATTGTTGGCTTTTGCAGTAGCGGCGGCTTGTGCATCTACGCCCTCAAATTCACCACCTTTAAGGTTGGCGGCTGTGTTTGTTTTAAGGGCGTCAGCCTCTAGCTCTTTGATTGTGTTTGCGGCGTTGTTGTTATCAATTGTGTAAGTTTTGCCATCAAATGTGAACTTACCGTAACCAGCCGCATCAGCCGCTTGACTTGCCGCGTTTACGTCTGTCGATCCAGTTGCATCAAATGTTAATGCTTTGTCAAGCTGAGTAGTTACAGCGTCATTGACGGTCTTGTCAGCCTTAATGGCTGTAGAGATTGTGTCAGTCTTGGCGGCTTTCACAGCGGTTGTTGCGGCGGCAATACCAGCGTCAACAAGCTGATCCATCGACAAGTTGCCACCGTTTTGAATGGTAGTCTTGGCTACATTGGTAACAAAAGCCTTTTCGCCAGCGCTAAGATCTTTAAACCCATCAATGTTGTTGAGTAGGGTGTTTGTTCCAACATCGATGCCGTTACCAATGAAGGAAGAAAGAATATCAGCCTTGCCCTCGCTAGAAACAACTTGACCAGCGGTTTTGCCAATTACCTTAGCGGCATCAGCTCCAAAGGTGTTGATAAGGTCAGTAGAACTGGAGACGTTTCCAGCAACTTCACCACCTAAATAGGTCAGCAAAGCACCCTTAGCAATGTCTTCTACGCTCTTGCCTAACAGAACTTGAAGTGCGGCTACGCCTGCGGGGCCCCCAAAGTACGCCGCCGCGGCAGTTGCTACTTTGCCAAGAATTGGATCATCGGCAAACGCTTTAACCAAGTCATTGGAAGATGCACCAGTGGTGTAGAAAATTGGTTTTCCATCGGCGGTAAAAGATGTTCTAAAGGCTGTGTTGCCCTTACCAGCGTAGGTTCCAGACCATGTAGTGCCTGCTTTGTCCGTCTCGTTGTAGTCTCTAATTAAAGCTTCACCAGTGTCTTTGTTGCCTATGACTTTTTGTGTTCCAACAGGGGCTGTATATGTTGTGTAACCGCCGCCTTCACCACCGTATTCTTGGGTTGTGACCAAAGATGGATCAACAGTTTTTCCTTGGGCATCAACAAACCCACCGTTACCATCAGGTCTAACTTCAACATCCACCTTCTTATCGATCAAGCCAACTTGATTGATGTCTTTAACACCACTAGCGACCAAGTTTTTAGCCATGGCTTCAGCGTTGGCATCAGCAGATCCAAACCCTTCGCCAGTCCATTTGGATGTAGTGCCTTGAGCCAAGATCTGAGCCTTGACTTTATTAACATCACTTTCATTTAGATCGTAGCTCTTGCCTTGAAATACGGCTTTGACAGTTGCTGGCTTGGCTGGTGTTTCAGCTTTGGTTGCCAACTCTGCTTTTTGTTCAGCGGTTAATGCTGTTGTTGCTGGTATAGACGCATCAGCATCAACAACTTCTGGTGTCAAACTGCGAGTTAGGGCGCCAATAGGCTGAGTTGCCGCTTCAAACCGAGTAGTTACATCTGCGACATTGGCTCCAGTAGCTCGTGCTATATCCGCTGGATTTAACCCAGTGGTCTTCATAATCGTGGCTATATCTGCGTCGCTTACAGTAGGGTTGTCAGTCAAAAACTTAACAATTTCCGTATCTGAAGGTTTGGTTATGGCTTGGGTTAATGCACCAGTTGTGGGAGCTGTAACTTCAGGAACTTCAGGGGCAGAAGCATCTTCAAGGACAACGCTTTTTCCGTTAGTCACAGCAGAAAGACCACTAGCTGGCGTTTCAACTACGGGCGCCTCAGCAACAGGAGCGGTTACAGCCGCAGGTTGTGACCAATCGTATTGGTTGATTGCGTTGTTTTGTTCGTCTCTTAAAGCGGCGGCGTCTTCCCAGCTTCCAGTAAGTTGGTAAAGATCTTCGTCGCTCATCAATACTGGTCGTGCCATATTTAATTCACCGCTGGGTTAACTGAATTGACAAGGGCTTCAGCCCATTCTTGCCAGTCCGAGTAGATGTAGGGGCCCGGTATCCCCTCGTTTGTAAACACATCAATTGCCTTCAGACCCGACGCCCACTCTTTCCAATCCGTATCTTTGTTTGGTATAGCCAACTGTTGCACAGCGTAGAGCTCGCACATAAGCGAAGCCCACGACTCGAAGGTGTGATACCTTGGGTCATAGACCTGTGCTGGGTTGAGAATATTTGCCATTAGTACGGTCTCACGTCACCAGTATCCGCGTCTAGCAGAAGCCTACCAAGTTGGTAGTCACCACCAGTTACGTTAGACACAAACTTCAATCGTAATTCACGACGCTGTTCACGCATGTCAATCTTACCTGTTGAGGGCGTAAATTCGTACGCCTGAGATGTTACGTCCTGAGACTGAGCAAAGGGTCGTCCAGTCACGTATACGGACATAACACCATCTTGAATAAAGTCAGGCTCAATACGCTCTAAACGTAGCCACTTGTTATCACCAACCTGCGCGGCTCCAGACGGCCCCCCAGAGACCAAACCAAGGTCATTTGTCTCAAAATAAGACTCAATTGCCGTTGCAAGAGCGCCAGTCACCTTGTCTGTACCAATTTCGTTTTGATACAGGGAAACGAAACTCATCAACGTGTTGACGGTTAGGATAAAGCCAGATCCGCCTGCAATCGTTGCAGATAGGGTGTTACCTACGGCATAACCAGATCCATGACCATTGATCACCACAGATGTAACAACACCACCAGAGACGGTAATATTTGCCGTAGCGCCTGTTCCTGCACCACCAGTCAACGCTTTGTTGTTGTAGGTTCCGTTTGTATACGCAGATCCTCCATTGGTGATTGTGGCTGTCAATACACCACCTGTAGCGTTGACGTTCCAATCAGCGGTGACTGGATAGTGAAAGACTTGAGAAAAGTAACCAGCAGAGCGCTGAGCTCCTAAAGCCTCGCCTGCGTCATACCAAATGTTCTCACGTATGTTGTAGATGATCGCGTCGGTACACTCTGTGGCATCTCCACGAGGGTAGAACCACCAGATCTCACCAAAACGAGGAACCTTTGAGACCCAAACCTTCTCGCGCTGAGCGTAGTTCAAGTTGTCAAAAAAGTAGTTTTGGTTCATGGTGTTAGGAATTTCTTTCACAACACCGTTGTAGAGCAAGAACCTATCAACACCACACCAATAATAGATGCCGTCATACTCAATTACGGACTGAGAAGACAAGATAGACGACTGAGAAGAGATCAGGTCATAGCGCCAGTATTGTGGGGGAGTTCCCGCACCACCGATGTATGACACGCGAATCAATGAATCAAGGCTCCAAAACAGCCCAGAAGGCGCGTTTGAGCCACCACGCACTGGTAGCCCTTGGACAATCTTTCCAGTGGCTACAGAGACCTCATTTGCGTCTGCTGAGACCCAATCGTTCGTGTTGCTTGCTGAGCAGTTCTTAATTAAACCGTTGTTGCCATATACAAACACAAAAGGATGCAAGGTAACCACACCACCAGACACTGAAATGTTGTTGTCAAACGTAATCGTAGAAGCGCCAGAAGTTGTAGCGGCGGCTGAAATCACGATATTTTGGACTTGCCCAAGCGTGAACACCAAACCTGTGGTTGTTCCAGCGGTGGTGATAATTGCCGCACCACCAGAACTTGCTGACAAGGTAAATGTGGTCGCGTAATTGGTGGCGATGATGTAGTACGTCACGCCCGAAGTAATGCCTGTGGCTGTTCCAGTGTTAGTACCAGACACAGCGACTGTTTGACCAATATACAGACCTGTTGTGGATGTACATGAACATTGACCAGCAATACCAGTCACCGCCACAGCGTTTAAAACAGGCACTCTAAGGTTGGCTGAGATAACGGTTGCACCAGAAGGAATGCCAGTACCTGAGATAGATTGACCAGCACCAATTTGGGCGTTCTGTGTTGACAGATACATGGTCGTGGTGCTGTTTAAGTACACGGAGGCTGTGAACACGCCAATTGGGCTTAAACTTGTGCCAGTAACGGCGCCACCCAAAACACGAGTATTGATGTTGTTGTCAATTAGTGAGAGGTTTTGACCGGGGTGCCCAAGCAACAAGTTATCCCCAGACCCACTCACGTCATAAAAAGTATCAAACTGCCACAAGTTGTTTGCGTTTGCAGTAAAACCAGTCAGCGTGAAGTCTGTAATACCAGATCCAATACCACTGTTGTTGATAGGAAGCACCTGCAAGCCACCAGAGTAGCCATTGAACACGTTGTTAAAGTTCTGTTGGGGGTTAAGGTAGATTCCGCGGGAGGGGCCCGCCAAGTCGTTCACGATCTGACGATACCCACCCATCTTACGTGGACGCCCACGTTGGAATCTTACCCATCGACCAGAGGTGTAAAAGTCCATGTCAAAGACAGTACCGTCGCGCTGAATACCAGCTTTTGTGTCAAGGGCAAAAACTTTCTTTGTCATGTAAAGGTTCCCCCAGCTATTCCACCTGAGAACGTACCTGTTCCAGTGATTGAAACACCTGTTGCGGTTGCTTTAAATCGTTGAGTTCCAAGCACCGAAACACCAAACTCACCCGCGGCAGGTCGGTACACGCCAGTGCTGGTTTCAGCGGCAAAGTTTAAAGATGGGGTTCCAGCAGTACCGTCGACCAAGCTCACAATCGTTGCGCCAGCTTGAGTGGTGTTGGCATTGAAGAAGTTGGTTCCGTCGCAGATAAGCGTGGCTTGTTGACCGGGAGGTATGGTCGCGTTGTACCCCAACCCTGTTGTCACCGTAAGCGTAAACCCATTGTCTGTTGTTTGGTTTGAGATAACGTACAAGTTCACCACAGCAGGGAACGTCACCACCACGTTACTCGTCAAGTTACCAACATACTCTTGAATGTTGTTTGCCGCCTCATTGTTGGTCAACAAAACAGAGCCGCCAGTCACGTTCTTTGTCAGTACAGTGAAAGCAAACTGCGAACTGACACCGTAACCAATCGTTACATAAGCCGTACCAGTGCAAACAATAAATGCAGACTCAGAGGGATTGAACGTCTTTGAGCTGTTACCGTCAATCAGCTCAGCACCTGTACATGAGATCGTGAAGGATCCAGTTCCATTGTTCTTAAACAGCGTAAACCAATTGTTTCCAAGCGTCGCGGCGGCTGGAAGAGTCGCCGTTCCACCGCCACTACCCCACACACGGGTCTGGGCTCGATCAGTGGCGGCAAAGGTAGTGCCTGTCGTGATTGCCGCACTTGGATGGCTTTGGTTCAACGTAGCGCCACTGGCAACCAAACCGTAACCAGCCAAGGTAGCGGCATCAGCAGAAGAGGTTCCAGTGCCAAAAGCGATGTTGCCCCACGTACCTTGAGCCGTAGGGTTGGTGGTAATGTAGATGTACTTGGACTCACCAGCGGCTACGGTCACAATCGTGTTTGTGCCTGCGTAGTCTTTGACCGTAAAGGTGTTTGATCCTATGTTGCGGATCAATGCGTCGTTACCAACCGAAGCCTGATTGGCTGGAGGCATGTACATGCTTAAACCAGCGCCAGCGGTCACTTGCATAATGCGAGCGGCGTAGTCGGTGTTTGTCGTGCTGTTGGAGGGCCAGTTCAACTGCGTGTTGGAAGTCAGCGTGACTGTACGGAAACTGACATCCGTCGGCTGTATTACGTCACCAGTAAAGGGGCTTACGTAGCTCATGAGTCATTCGCAATCGCCTGACGATCAGCTAGACGCAACTTATCCTCAGCAGTAAGCGTGTCCATGATCTGTTTGTACTGAGCTTGCCACATAGGAATCCGCTCATCATTCTTGAGGAACGGCATAGCCTGAAGCAAGGAACCATAAAGCAAAGCTTGAGGTGCGTAGATGGTGAACCAATTGGTTTGATTCGAGCTGTCCAAAGGCTGAACACGCTCGTAGTACAAGACCTCAAAGGCATAGGCAACGTCAGGCGTAGGAGCTATGAGCCAATTGGAGTAGTCGTAATCTGCGTAGTAGACAGGGGTTCCAGTGGCAGTCGGTGAGGGCCAGTACTCCCGCAGATACTCATATCGACGATTAAGCACTGGTTTGCGAGACCCACCTACTGTGATGTTCATTGAGACTGTTTTGTGCCAACGAGCAGGCTTGGCAATGGTAGAGGCTCCAATCACCATGTTGCTGGTGTTGACCGTCAGGTTGCCCAAAAACTTGATCTGAGAGGCAATAACCTGCTCAGCAAGCATGATAAACAGGGGGATCTTGTCGATTGTGGCGGTGTCAGTACGCTCCAGATAAGACTGGATGTTTTCGACCAAACTGTCATAGGTCATAACACTTGCGGTCGTCATGCAATCACCTCATAGATTCGTTGAGACATTTTAGTATGCCTTTTAATTTAAAACAAGGCGCACTCAGCCGCTCTACGCTTAGTTAACCCTGACAAAACCTTACCGCCGCCTTTGTTCCATAGCATGAGCTGTTCTTTGGCGCCTTCCCAATCTTGAGCGTTAATTTTACGTTTAAGGGTAGAGGTTTGGAGGCGCCCTATGCCAAGGTTGTAAACAAAATCCACGGTCGCGTTGCACTTGCGCTCATCAGTTGCCAAAATGGGGCAGTGGCGAAGGACTCCCGGCAAGTACGTGTGCTCTAACTCCACCATCAAAAGCGCCCTAGCCGTCGGTTCGTCCATAGGCGGATCTTGCAAGGTTACCTTGCGCCCATCACGGTAGTAGGTAGACCCGTAGCCCACAGTGGGTATACCTGCTGGACATAGGTACGGAGTAGCCTTGTAGCCCTCAAATTGACGACACAGAGCGGCGGCAAGTTCTAAGTTCATAGACCACGCTTGGCAAGAGTTCTATCAAGAAACCAATAATTGATAGTCCCAGACAGAAGGGCTGAAAAGTCTGGTGTCATCATGGTTTTGAACACTTCTACCGCTGGAGCGCCAGCCAACCATGCGTTCCATGCGAACCAAACATGAATGAACGACCACACAAATAGCACCCAATATGTGACCACAGGACGCACAGAAGCTGAAAGGCTGGCTACCCATCCACCTGCGGCTTTAACCATCTCAGCCTGCTGTGTAATGGCATTGTTGAAGGCATCCATCACGCCTACGTCAATGGCGGCTTCGCGTTGAGCGCCAATCTCAGCCAGTTTCTGTTGACCACGTTGAGCTTCCAAGTCGCATTGGAACTTGAACATGTTCAATTCGTGTTGGCGCTCGTTCTTTTTATCGAGCCACTTGAGCACCTCTGGCGCCATCCTAAAAATTCCGCCAAAAATGGAGCCTAGCAAGCCTCCAGATAACATTTCAAACATAGTTGCTCCTTATTTAGACATTTCAGTGGCGGCTAGATTGATACGAGTTTTGACAGCACCAAGATCTGAAGGTTCTTTGGTAAACCCAACCGAAATGTACCCCTCAAATGCACCCATTTCAGGAGGGATGGAGCCACGGCAAATAAAGCCTACGCCCTGTTTTTCTTCCCACTCGGATGTTTTACCAGAGGCTACCAGCTTATCGCAATAGACTTCCCCATTCATCATGGCAATTACTGCGGAATTACGGGCAACGTCTTTGCCAAACAGGGTGGAGTTGTAGCCATCAAGAGTAGTGTCTCGACCTTTTGGGCCATACGAAAGTAGCGTGATCCTGCTATTTACAACAAGGGCTACCTTGTGAACCAAAACAGTCTCAGCTTCCAAGTCCTTTTTGAGTTTTTCAGCTACGTGCTCCAAAACCTTGATCTCTTTAAGTTGCGGCTGATGGCTTGAGCTTGTGATGGCGTTCAAAATAACTGTGCGGGAATCCCACGCAAAGTACCCAGCAAAGAACAGAAACGACAGCAGAATGACCGTGAACAGTTTAAACGGATTGTCCACCCACTCGATCAAGCCAATCACTTTACCAAGAGGGCTGTCGTCTTTCTTAGCTTCAAGTTTGGGCGCAACAATAACCTCTATTTTGGGCTTAGGTATACGCCTCTTAACGGGCGCTACTTTGGCTGGGACTTTCTTTGTAACCATGTTATGCCAGTATGTCTATTTTTCGGTTGGTAAAAATCTCAAGGCTAAGTTGATTGCGCTCTGCTTTCTTCACATACAACTCAACCTCAAGTTCATCAATTTTGTGCTTTACCTTTGTCATCTTCAAAGCTTGTTTATATTCTTCGTCAAGGCGCTGATGCCTGCGCTCAAGCGCATCCGTTTTTGTTGGATAGTCGGCTACCCCAATCATGGGATACCACTTGTGAAGCGGCGGAATCATTTCTTTTCACGCTCAAGTGCATCTTTGTATCCATGAATAATTAAACTTCTAGTTTCTGCTGAGTCGGCTGTACCCGCCCACTCTGCCAAATTGTTCCAGATAACCACGTAGTCGCTGGACTTGCAATATTGCGCATTGTTTTTGAGCCACTGAATCATTTGCTGATGGCGCTCGGACGGATTGTGGATGGTGTAGCCAATTCCATAGAACTCGCGAACGTGACAGCCATTCTTGGCTACGGCTCCAACTAGCCCTAACAACAGTAACAGTACGAGCCAACGCATTGATCATGTCCCGCCCCACGCTATGAGGTAAGTACCAGCCATTATGAAACAAACAATTGCGGCGGCGGCTATGACAGCTTCCAGCCACTTCATTTCACAACCCCAAAACCTTCTTGATAAGCTCGCCAGCCACACCGGGGCCGAACAACACGCACACGATCACCCCATACAAGAGGTACTCAATCTTCGTCATGCGCTTGTCCCCATCGCGCAGGGATCGGTCGATACTGTTGTACCGCTCTGTGCATATCGCTTCATGTACAGCCAATCTTGTATCCACCGATTCCATAAAATTCCTTGAAGAAGCCACCCGAAGGTGGCTGGTTCTTAATTCACTGTTACGTCAGTAACCGCCTCTTCAGGCTTTGCTTCTAACGCATCTTTCAGCATTCTGAAGAAGGCATCTCTGCCTACTTGCAACTGATCCACATTGAATCTTGCCGAGTCCAACTTGCGATCCAAGTCGGCAACATGGTTGAGCAACATCTGCTGTTGCTGTGTCATGTCTTCAAACTTGTACTCTACGCCGTCGATTGTCACAGGGGTCTTTTCTGTTTTTCCCATGATGTTTCCTTTAATGTGCCACCAAGATCGGGTGGTGGCTTCCCGTTAACTTAGGGTGTGGCCCAAGGCAAAGCTGTATTAGCAGGGCTAACAGGCGGTGTAATCATGCTGTCGATTTGTCCCTGTACACACTGCTGTGCGCTTGTAATGGCTGACTCAGGAATCCAACCGATTACGATTGCTTCTGTCAGGCTGGCGTAGGGGATGAATGCACCCTCTTGGTCAGCAGAGTTAAACTGCGTGTTGCCGCCGATAGAGGCAGTGTAAGTGCCGTCTACGCCAATGACTTCCCATAAAGCATTGACCACATAGTTAGGGTCAGGCTGTTGCAGGGTGTACATTGCTGTAATGCGGGTTGTAAAAGTAGTCATGGTTTACCTTTCAGTTAAAGATTAGCGGCATCCAAACGTGCCTTGAGTGATTCAATGATTGCTTGTTGTTCTTGGATAGCCGCTGTCAATGTAGCCACTAAGAATGATGTATCTACGCTTTGATATTGAGGGTCACCACGTTCATCAATACCGTCCTTTTCTCCGCAAACGCTTTCTGGAATAATTTCTTGCAATTCGTGTGCAATGAAACCTTGACCATCAAGTCCGTCTTCTTTCCATTTGTAGGTTACGGGCTTGAGTTTTGCAACTTTAGCCAATGCGCCCGTCATTGGTTGGACGTTTTCTTTTAATCGGTAATCGGATGTTGTTGAGTAAGTTGTTACAAAACCAGAAAAACTAATTTGTCCAACAACTGATGTATTGCTTTGATTGTAAAAACGATTGGCAACAGTTCCTGATGTACCTAAGTAAATAATTCCATATCCATACGCATTAGTGTCAATTTGTATGACTTCAGAGGCATTGATTCTTGTTGGTGTTGTTTGCTGGGTAAAAACCCAATTGTAAACACCTCCTGTGTCAATGTACAAAGCCCGTGGGTTTCCATCCCCGTCAGACAACACAATGTTGTTTGATGCTGTGCGAATGTCTGCGCCACCTTGGTTGCCGTTGTAGCGACCAATGATGGTGTTCTTGGAGCCTGTGGTCACATCATAGCCAGAACTAGTACCGATAAATGTGTTGTAAATACCAGTCTGACTTCCACCTGCATTGGCTACAGAATAACCCGCCGTATAACCAATAAAAGTATTGCCGTAATCAGAAGTGTTTGCGCCTGTGCTACTAAAACCAGCCCTATAACCAACATAAGTGTTGATGGCGCTTGGGCCATTAAAATAATACCCAGCCTGATGACCTATAGCCGTGATTTCAGTCCCCGCAGTATTGCTAAACAACGCCTGATAACCTACAGCTACATTGTTCTGTGCTGTGGTGATGTTGCGTTGTGCAGACACGCCAATAGCCACGTTATACGAGCCGCTTGTAAGGAAACCCATTGCGGCATTACCCAAAGCCACGTTGTATGTGCCAGAGGTAATATTGCCCATTGTGTAAGCACCCGATGCAATCGGGGTGATTGGGTTACCAATAGCGGTATTAAATGAAGCAGTCTTTGCGTTAGACTGACCAATCATTGCCGCCGCACCAATAGCAATGTTGTAGTAAGCGCCTGTACTGCCATAGTACTGGGCAGATGGGCCAATTGCAATGTTGTACGAGCCGCCACCGCCCGTTGTGTTTTCATAAAGGGCTTGGTAGCCAATCGCAACTATCTGAGTGTCTGTAGTTGTCTTGTATGCCGCCTGATAACCTACTGCTGTATTGTTAGATGCTGTGGTGTTGGCGTTGAGGGCTTGATAACCTAATGCTGTGTTGTTAGAAGCCGAAGTGCTATTGCCCAAAGAACCGTTACCAACTGCTACGTTGTAATTACCAGTTGTAATCCTGTACAGGGAGGGGTTTCCGGCACCGCTTGCATCACCACCGCCAACGGCTGTGTTGTAACTGCCAGATGTAATAGACTGCATAGAACCATAACCCAATGCGGTGTTATCTGTTCCTGTATTTGTTCCTGACGATGTTCCGTACAAAGCGTATGTGCCAATAGCGGAATTTCTAGCACCCGTTGCATAAAGACCAGAATAAGCACCTATATAAGTAGTGCTTGCACTAGTGGTATTGGTATACCCCGCCTGATAACCCACGGCTGTGTTGTTTGATGCTGTAGTGTTTAAATAGAGTGCTTCTTTACCTACAGCAGTGTTGTTTGATCCTGTTGCACCAGTATTGCCTTGCAAAGCCGCTGACCCTAACGCTGTGTTGTTAGAACCTGTTACATAATAACCAGCGTTAATTCCAACACCTGTGTTATCGTTTCCAGATACATTTGTATAAAATGCTCTGCGACCTACAGCAGTCATGCTTGCGCCAGTTTCATGGTTATATGCCGCAGAGTCTCCAATTGCAACTAGAAAATCTGAGCCTGTAGTGGCTTTATATGCGGCCCGATAACCTAAAACTGCAAGCCCACTAGCACCTGTGTTTAAATAACCCGCTTGATAACCTACAGCAGTATTGTTAGAGCCACCAATGTTTGTTCGCAATGCACTTGTACCAACGGCAGTGTTGTAACTGCCAGTTGTGTTGGCATACAAAGCGGCATTGCTAACGCCACTATGCTGAGTTCCAATAGCAGTATTTCCAATACCACCATTGTTTGTGTACAAGGCATTTGCACCAATAGCCATGTTGCCAACATCGGCTTGTGTGCTGTACGCGGCTCCAGCGCCTATTGCTACTAGATCAGTTCCCGTGACGTTTGCGTAACCAGCCGTAAACCCTACAGCAGTATTGCTAGATGCTGAAAGATTAAAGGATAAAGCATCCGCTCCAACGCCTACGTTGTAAGAACCAGTCGTGTTTCTTGTTAAAACACCATTGCCAACGCCAACATTACTTAAACCAGAATTGGTAACGCCAAGAGAATTTGAGCCGACAGCGGTGTTGCCAGCCGCAGTTGTGAGTTTTAACGCATTAGTTCCGACTGCCGTATTGTCATTGCTTGTTGAATTTGTTAACAGCGCATCCCTGCCTACCGCCACGTTAAATCGCCCAGAGGTGTTGCCCTTGCCTGCTTGAGAGCCAACAACAGTTAAGTAGTCACCACCTGCGTTGTTATAACCCGCTTGATAGCCTACGGCTGTGTTTGAAGACTCTGTGTTTAAGTACAAAGCCTGATACCCAACACTGGTGTTGTTAGATTGTGAAGTAATAGTTGCAAGGGCTTGATACCCAGAGGCAGTGTTGTTTGAACCACTAATAAGTGAGTTTAAACTTGCGTTACCCATTGCTGTGTTATTGGAACCGCTAGTAAGAGGGCGCATATTGACACGACCAAAAGCGGCATTTTCACTTCCAGTAACGCCTACAGTTTGATCCATGATGGATGCGCCAACAGCAGTGTTCTGGCTACCTGTAGTTATTACAAATCCAGCCTGATAGCCAAAGGCAGTATTTTGTGAGCCTGTGCTGTTATTTACTAGCGCACTTGAACCCACCGCAGTATTGGTAGCCACAGCACCTGCACCACGACCTACAGTTACGCCTTGAATGGTTGCGTCTAGTGTGCTTGATAATGTTCCTGTGACTGCAAGACCAACACTTGTTGTAATTGATGCATTGTTAAAAGTCATTATTCGCGCAGAATTGGCGGCATTGACAATGCCAAAGCCCTCATTCATAAATCGAATATCTGCGCTTTCCTCAAATCTACCACTTGCACTCAGCGTAGTAAACGCACCAGCCAACGGAGTAGTTGTTCCGATGATGACGTTGTTGATCTGATTGCCGCCGCCTGAGACTGTGCCGCCCAAAGTAAAGGCTGGCATGGTTCCCACGCTGGCTGGGCTTCCTAAATTTGGGGCAACAAGAGTCAGTGCAGTGCCGTTGGTCGTAGCGCCCGTAATTCCAGCCAGTACGCCTGCATTGTTATACTGAACCTGCGTAGTCGAGCCACCAGCGGGGCCAGCCGTTGCGCCTGCAAGCAAAGTCACTACGCCAGAATTGTTCTTGTAGTACAGCTTGCCGTCGGTGATGTTGATCGCCAACTCACCCGAAGCGAGGTTTCCAGAAGTTGGGACAGCCGCCGCTGTGGTGCTGTAGTAGAGAGATATGGGCGTGTAGCCTGCTTGTGCCATTAGAATGTTCCTCCAAAGATGCCAGTTGTTGCCGTTACTGTTGTTGCGGCTACAGTAGTAAATGCGCCCGTTGTAGGTGTCGTAGCACCAACAGTTCCGTTAATGTTAATTGATGCAGTACCAGTCAAGTTGGTAACCGTACCAGAGCTTGGTGTGCCTAATGCGCCGTTGAAGGTCACAAAGGCGCCAGCAGAGCCTACATTGACCGCTAAAGCAGTTGCTACACCAGTACCTAAACCAGTGATAGAACCTACCGCTGGGGTGACTGTGGTGTTGCCTGCAAGGGTCAGTTGACCTTGAGCGTTGACTGTAAATGTACCAACTTGTGTTGCGGAACCATACGAGGTGGCAGTTACGGCAGTGTTAGTGATGCTGAACTGTGTGCCTGTGAGGGTCAGGCCAGTTCCAGCGGAGTAAGTTCCAGCACCAGCAAACTGCACAAATGTAATAGCGGTAACGCCTATTGTTCCACCTGCATTGGAAGTACATACCCAACCTGTATCGGCTTGAGTTGTTCCTTGCTCCAGAAAGGTGAACGCGCCGGGGACTTCCGCCCAAGTGTCCATATCTGTTGCACGAGTCCAAGCGCTTGCAGAAACAACATAAATACCATTGTCTGCCGTTGTACTTTGGTTTTTTACCAAACACCTATCACCCGCAACCAAGGCAACCCCATCAACAGTTTGCGCACCAGATAAGGTAATGTTTATGGTAGTCCCTGCAACGCAAGATGCTTTTGGGTCTAGCCCTTGGGCTACTGCATCCACATACTGCTTGGTTGTTAGCTGTAATGCTGACACTGGATCTTGCGTCACAGCCACAGAAGTTAAACCACCTAGCGTCAAGCTAGATGCACCCAAAGCAATTGCTGTCGTTCCAACGGTCACAGACGAGTTAGTCAAGCTTGCGTTGGCAATATTCGTCAGAGTGTTAGATGAACCACTGATCGTTTTGTTTGTCAGCGTCTGAGTGCCAGTTAAGGTCGCAACAGTTGAGTCAATAGCAATCGTGACAGCGGAAGATCCGTTGTAGGACGTACCAGACAAACCTGTTCCGATGGTTAGTGCATTTGTTGCTGTAGCTGTTACGGTGACTGATCCACCCAAACTAACAGAAGATCCATTGATTGTGATGGAGCTGTTTGTAAGCGAGCTGTTGCCAATGTTGCTCAAAGTGTTGGTTGAGCCAGAAATTGATGTACCAGCAAATGTGGTAATCGTTCCGCCCAAAGACACAGAGGTAGAACCGATGGTGATCGAGCTGTTAGCAAGTCCAGCATTAGGAATTGTGGTGCTGGCAGTCATCGCGCCAGTACCATTTCCATACACATAACCTGTCAGCGTTCCATTAGCTCCAGTACCGCCGCTAGAGGCGTTTAAGACCCCACCTAGAACAACAGCACCAGAAGTGCCAGTGGAAGGCGTAAGTCCTGTACTGCCTGCGCTAAAAGACGTCACACCACCAGCAAGAGAAAACTGTCTCCAAGAACCTGCGGCATAGCCATCAAAGGTGGATGTGGTGGTGTTAAAGCGAAACTGACCTTCAGCGCCAACGGGTTGCTGGGCAGAGGTTCCCTTGGGGATGGTCATGCCAGAGGTGCCGGGCAACACCACGTTGCTCGCAATACTAAACGTCGGTGCACCAGAGGCGCCGTTTCCATTGACCACATTGATCTGATCTGTTGTACCAGTCAAGTCACGACCAGACACAGTCGTTCCCCCACCAGTCAGTGCAAGCATACCTGTACCAGACAGCCCAGCTACGGAGGCAATAACACCAGTCAGAGAGAATGTTGGGTTACCTGATACGCCACTGCCATTAGCAATGTTTAAACCGCTCCCTGTGGCTGTCAAAGTACGAGCGACTACTGAGCCACTAGATTTGACAATAATCCCGTTAGACGCCGTTTCAAGGCTTCCTGAGACCCCATTCAAGAACACCTGAAGGGTAGATTGAGCTCCACCATCAGTTAAACCAATACCAGTACCACCTGACAGCGCACGACTGTTAGGTAGCAAAGGGGTTTGAATGACAGTTAAGTACTGAGATGTTTGGTTTGGCGACGAGGAAATAGCAGACGTAGTTGTTTGTACAGTCTGCCCATTCTGAACGATAGGTACGAGCTCCGAGCCCGTAATCGCGCCAGCCGTTGGTAGTTGGGTAATCGTTACTTGTGCGGACATATTATGGGCTCAGTTGGTCATTGTTACCGTCATTTTGAGGCGTCTGAGTATTACCTTCAGTCGAGATGATAAAGCTACCACCAGTGATGCCATTTTGCGTAGTAACAATGTTGTTGTCATTGGCGGCAACGCTCACGTCAGGACGTGGGAATCTGATCGTTATTCTCTCAGTTTTTCGGGCTGGAAGTCTATAGGGATCTTTCTCATCAGCACAGCCTTGCCCACAGACTTGGAGACCGGGGAAGTTCGGGTCTGGTCTCATCTGATCATGGTCGCGCTTCATCTTGCAACGATCACAGATCGCTATTGATAAAGTTGCGTTGCCACGAGTGTCGAGAAAGACTGGCATCTCTTACCTTGTGTAGACCGAAATGTTAGGGGCAAAGTAGATTGGAGACTTGTCGCGCTCTTCCTGCTCAACTTGATTGAGGTACTTCTCGGCTTGTCCTTCGAGGTATTGGATGCGTTGCATCTCGACGCCGGGCAACTCTAGGCTCATTCTATGCGCCAACATCATCAGCGTCGCCTCGTACCACCGCGTGGGTATGTACAGCTCATCAGTCAATGCACCCACGTCCATGATCTGTTTGCTGTACCACACGGTAATTTGGACAAACGGATCACTGGGGACGGGCCACAAGTACAGCGTGGGCTGAGGAATTGTGCGATCAAACCAAAATTGGAAGGGCTGATTAGCCGTGAAGTTCTTGTTTGGCAGGTTTGTGTAGTCGTCACGGTTCAAACGCGACATTGTGATCTCGGTGGAATTATTTCCAACGTAGAACTCACGCAAAGCAAGGGTCGTGCTGTTGGAGGCACGTACGCGGTAGTACTGCACGGATTGACCGGGGTTGATGTCAGTCCAAATCCACACGTTATCAGTCACCGTGACCGTTCCAAGGCTCTCTAACGTCGTCCAAGTACTGTTATCAGTCGAATACTCAAGCGTCAGCGTCCATGTAGCGCTTCCACCACCAGAAACATAGGGCAATATGCCAATTGAGCCAGCATAAATGGGGTTATTTGTCCCAAAATTGGCTGAAATGTTGCCGTTTGCACTGGTCTGTTGGCAGTAAGTGTCTACGTTGTTGTCACCCACGTAGGAAATAGTGCCACCAGCAGAGCTTGAGTAACTGCAATCAGGGCGGCTCATCTTGCGATAGAGCACGTTT